TTGTTGCTTGTTGTACGCGCAGAGAAACTTGTGATAGCAGACGCAAACGGGTTGAAGATGTCCATGTTGAGGCTTGTTGTTGTGATTGTGTGTGTGCCAATAAGCCAAAAAGAGCCTGCGGTACCGCCAAAGTCAGATTGAATTGTGGCTGATGCGTAGTCTTGGAAGTTGCCTGACGAGCCATATGTTGAACCTGTCGAACCGCCAATGGTCATCTTCAAAATACCTGACGCTGAACACGCCCCGCCGTACCACAGAATTTGGTAGTTGTCGTATGTCGCGCTAAATGCTGATGACACAGTAACGCTCGCTACTGCTGAGCCGACTGCTTGAGATTTGACATACACGAGGCCGCTGTTGATGTTGTTATTAACGTAGGCCGAGGTCAAGATTTGTCCGGCTGTTGTTGCTGTGCTAATTGCCATGTTGTGTCTCCTTTAGAAACTTAGAAGGTTTGTGTCAAGAGTACCGAAAATGGCATCATCAAGGGTGAAATAGGCGTTTCCGTCTGTGGACTCGTAAACAAATGACACGATATGACTGCCGGGAGTTATGTTATGGGCAATGCCAGAAACAATTAGGGTTTGTGTTTCGGTGGCTGGGGTGCCTACTACAAAGTTTTTGACCACACTGGCAATACTGGTCATGTCAAGGTTCAGCACAATGTTTTGATCAGTGGTTGATAGAGCTGACATTTCGGTAGATAGCCCTGTAAACCTCAGCACTGGGTTCTGATACTTGCCGAGCAAATAATTACCCAAGCCAGCCACCTCAGCCACAGTGCTGTTAAGCAAGTTAGTTAGCGAATACTGTTGGGCTTGATAGAGCGCAATGCTGGCCGCGTTGCTAGTTGTCTGTAATGGGCCTGCGTCTGATTTTGTTGTTATAAAATTATAAAGTAGCTCGTCACCAAACTGATTGACGAGACTCTGGTACCTGATACCTGTTCCGTCAGTGTTAAAAGTAGCGCCAGCAACAGGGTTAAGAACACTAGACCTGCCCTTGAAAGTCAGGGTGCCGTTAGCGCTCATGAAAAGATAGCCCTGCTCACTGGTGTTTACAAGCTGCAAATAGTTGAGACAGTTTGTGTCTTGGCTGATAGCAAAAGCGCCAAGCGTGGATGAGCCAGTGTCAATAGATCGAGCGCCTTGATAGTTAATCTCTGGCAAGTCCAGCACAGTGTTAATACGTGCACCGCTTGCTTCAACTGATGGCGTTACAGCGTTAATTGCTTGGTTAGCGAGCACTGTGAACTGATCAGAACATGACGCGTACATCATGTCTTGGTTACTGATGTCGTAGTCAAGGTTCCAGTCAGTAATTAACCCTGTGTAAATAGGTATGCCATTAGCCAAGATTTGTACCGGGCATCGTGGCAGTACAAACGGGTAGTAAGGGCTAGCAGTGTTGCTTGGGTTTAGCACTTGGCTGGCGTTGTCAAAAGCAATGACAGCGGTGCCAGCATTGAATTGGTCTAACTGGCGTGAACGGCCACGGGTAATGTTTACTGACTCAACAAGGCTAGTGAGATCAACAAAAGTAAGACCACCTAAAGTGCCACGGCCTGCTGTATCTAGAACACCATAAAAAGCATCGTCAAGCTGAAACGGTGTACCAAAGCCAGTGGTGCTCTGAAAGCCCACCAGCACCTGCATTACTGGGACACTCATGCGGGCGCAAAAACCGTTCCGCTACGGCGCTGGGCCTTCTGTATTGCGGCGATGATATCGGTTCCAATTTGGTCAGGAGTGCTAACAAGCCCGGCATTTACTGTGATGTTCATACCCAAGCCATTGGCTTTGTTTAACGGGATGACAGCCTCTGGGCCCGCCTCACCAATCAGCGCCATGGTTGGGCTAGTAACAATGCCACCTGTAGCCATAGGCGTTAAGTTGCCAAAACCGTTGCCACCATCGCCGCCACCACCGTTGTCGCTGAGCCTGCCAAAACTGACTTCACCAAGGGTGCCAATATCTTTGCCGGGCTTAATAAGGTTGATGCCCTTAATAACCAAGTTAATCATTTTGATGTAGGCGTTAGCCATGAACTCAAAATAGCCAGCCACACCATTAACAACTGTGCGCACCACGTTGCCAAAAGTGTCAAATTTCTTATAGGCCACAACCAAAGCAACACCCAACGCAATAATGCCAGCCGTGATTAGCACTACAGGGTTAAGAGCCATGGCCGCATTGACTAGAACAACCGATGCCGCTAACACACCAAAAGCAGCTGCTACAGCCGTAATTAGTGTCGGGTTGTTTTGTGCCCACTCAGCAAACTTCTGTAGCACTGGCAAAGCCTTTTCAAGTATCGGCAACAGTGCAGCGCCCACACCCTCTTTAGCCTCACCCAAGGCAACGCCTAAACGCTTCATTGAGCCTGCAGCAGTGTTAGCAGAGTCAGTAGCGGCACCACCGAAAGTAGCAGACATTGCAGCCATAACTTCATCAAGCGATGCGCCGTCTTTAATCATGCCGCGTAGTTCTGGCGACAGTTTTGCTAGCGCTGTGTAGTTACCGCCGTAAGCCTTTTCGAGCGTCTTGGTTACGGTCTCAAGAGAGATGCCTTTAGCGGCGGCCACATCCATAGCAAGGTTGGCTGCTTTTTGTGCCTCAGCAATAGAGCCTGTAGCGCGTACTAAGCCAGCAAGCGCCGGGCGTAGTTCATCATCGGTAACGCCTTTAAGTTTGCCCTGCTGGGTTATGTATGCCTCAACGCTTTTAACTTGTTTGTCGGTAGCGCCAGTGGTTTTTTGTAACTGACGCGCCAGCAAAAGTTGTGCGTTCTCATCTTCCATCGCACCCTTGACAGCATCACCAAGGCCAGCAACTAAACCAGCGAGCGCCACGGCTGCGTATTTGTTTGCTTTGCCTAGCGCGTATTTTGCTTTAGCTTGTGCGCCTTCTAAATCCTTAAAGCCTTTCTCGGCTTCCTTTAATCCCTTAGGGTTGAATTGCGTAACGATTGGTAGATAGATAGCCATTATGCGGCCTGCCTTGCTTTAAGTGCGCGATTAGCGTCAGCGATAACTTCATCCACGGCTTTCATAATGTCAGCTGTGCCTTGCTCTGCTATGAACTTGCGTGATCTCCACAAGCCACGCTGGGGTCTGCCAAATACGTTAGTTAGCAAGCGTGAAAAGTCGCTGTTGTTTTTTGTGCCAGCCTGAGAGAACAGTGCGCCAGCTGCGTTCTTTTGCACCAGTGTCACAAGTGGTGTGATGCCTTGACCACGGGCACGGCCACCAACCATGATCTGTACGCCTTTGTCCACTTTGGCTTTGTCGTAACTCAGACGGCCTTTGTTTTTCCAGCCGTGAATAACAGAGATACCAATCTCGGCTGGAAACTGCTTACGGCCTTCCTCAAGCATTGCCGGACTACTGGCCTTAATTTTGGCGGCAGCCTTAAAACGTGCTGACTTATCTAACTTGCTTAGCTCTGACAGTGCCTGCTTCAAGCCTGTAATTTCTACGCTTGTATTAAGGCTCATGGCTTTCGGCTTTCGTTTAACAGCTTAATCGTGGTGTTTAGATCAGCAATGTCAAACTCTACCGCAGGTGGCCACCAGCCTGTGGCTACTAGGAGACTGGCTAGGGAATTGCGGTAGGTTCCGCTTGGGTAGGGTTTGCCGGGTCATTATCCACCACTTCCAAAGTCACTAATCGGCGGATGAAATCATCGAGCACTGCAGGCACTGTGATGCCAGCCAGTTTGCTTGACTCGTAAGCCATAAAGGCTAAGTCCTCAATGCTGATGCCTTGCTCACTGATGGTGCTGGACTTGCGTTTGTATTTGCGTTCCCATTGCACAATGACGTACAAGCTGGTTGTGACTAGGTACGGGCCTTCGCCTGTATCCACGTTAAGAGTCAATTTCATGTCGGGTTCCTTTGGTTATGGTGAAGTGATGTCTCGCACGTATGTGCCGCCAATGAATGACGCGGTAATCATTGACAGTTCGCCTACAGCGCCAGTAATCGGTGTGTAGTCCACAAGCTGCATGTTAGTGATTGTGTATTCAGGGTTAGAAGCTGACTCAACAAGACCTGCAGGAGAGATAACAAGTTTTGATGTTCCCAGACCAAGGTTGGCAAACAGTGTGGCTTCAACTTCGTCAGCGCCATAGCTCAAATACATCTCAAGCTCTACAGCAACGGTTTGTAAGCCCGGCACGAAACGATGGCCAGTGTCACCAAAGGCTGTGCTTTCTAGTGAGTCCACGCCAAGTGTGATAGTTGCGCTGCGGCACTGATCAGTCAAATCAACCAAAGTGCCAGCTGTTGTAGGCGCAAGGTTTACGGTTGGGTTAGTGAGATATGTACTTGTGGCCACGATGGTTCTCCTGTGTCAAACGGTGCCGGGTGCCGTATCTGTTGTTAGTTCTAGCAGATAATACTACTGCAGTGGGGTATGTCATTGCTTTTGTGCCTGCATAGCCATTTGTAAATCGTAGGCAGGATAGGTAGCGCCACCCATTTCCAGCGATGACGGCTGGCCAGCCATGATCACAACTGACGAGCCTAGGACTGTGGCCACGATACTAAGGATGTTTTCGAGCACGCCTTGAGCTGCTGTGCCACTGCCAATAATCTTGACTGGGATAGTTACGCGGATGATGTTGCCACCACCAGCGACAGTCTCAAAACTTGGCGCATCAAGAAAAACACAGTTAGGCACAATCTTGGTGGGGTCGCTAACTACCCGTAAGCCTGATACTGCTACCAGTGTGGCTTTAAGGTCGGCCATAGCCTCGTTCAGAAGCCCTGTGGCAGGCATTAGGCAACCTGTGGGCGGTCTATGCCCAAGAGCTGTTTAATCATCGGTGTCATGGCGCTGACGGGTGCGCTACCCATGCCATCAAAAGTAGCAAAGGTGTCTTGAACTGAGCCGCGAGCACGCCACAGTGCAGCTGCATACATTGCCGTACCCAACGAAACATCATGCCCCGGCGAGACAGTCAAACTATCAAAATACCCGGACTCAAATCTGCGTCGATAGGCAAAATCGTTAGCTGCGTTAGCGGCCTGAGTTGCCAAGGTGTAGTCATCGCTGGGGTTAGTGATGTCTACGCCAAGGTATGTAATCAGGTTGGCTGTGGTAATCCATGTGCAGTTTTGGCTGTTTTGCATTGTGCCAGTAGCCGTTGCTGTGCGCTGAACGTCTGTGCCGGTACAAGCAAACAGCACCTGATTAGGGATGCTGACATTGCTGTTAAAGAGCAGGTCGCCCTCAGTGTCTATGCCGATGTACTCATACTTGGGCATGGCATAGACAACGAAGGTGCCGTTGAAAGGTGCAGCAACACTGGCAACAGTGATGGATTGCCCCACCTCTATTTCAGTATCGGTCAGTGTTTGTAGCACTGCATAGTTGTCTAGCAGTTGCTTGAAAGTGACTGTGTATGTAGCCATCGGCGGTAGCCGCCTTTCGGACTAAGCTAATGCGATGCCTTGAATGAACGATGACTTAGCAACGAAAGTTGAGAAGTAACCGTAGTAAGAGAACGTGCGGCTCAATGTGCTTGGGTTAGCAATTGACAAAACACCTTGCTGAGCTTCATATATTTCAAATCCAGGTGCATAAGTTACCAACATGGTCGAGGCCGCAAAATTGTTGTCAACCACTAAAGTCAACCCCATTACATCCATTGAGTTGTAACCAAGACCACCAACGCGTCCAAGCGAGTTCTGACCAAGTACACCGTTTGTGGTGTAGCCAAGTACAGGGCGCTTGTTTGCGTCAAGCTGTGCGCCCAACTTTTCCCATACATCTGGTGACACACACAGGTGAGTTGGGAAGTAGTTGCTATCCTCGGCGATTTCACGTGCCGCGTCATACAAAGAGTTGATCAGTGAAGTTGGGTCACCAGCGGTAACAGTCCAAGTAGAACCTGATGCTGTTTTACCAGCAACAAGTGCATCTGCTGCAATGTTGTCGGTAGCGATGAGGTATTCACCAGCAAGGTCATTAAGGATGAGGTTCATTGCGGCAGGGTCTGTGAAGTCCATGTCCTGCATTGTGAGCGTGACTTGACCAGCGACAGTTGCTTTTGTAACTGTGTTAGAAGCAATGACCATTGTGGTGGCGCTTACTGCGCTGCCCTCTGTTTGGGTTGCTGCGCTGGTGTGAGTCGTGATTGTTGGGCGTACAAAAGTCTTGCTTGGTGTGTTCGGCATTGAGCGCGCACCAAAAGCTGAGACAACTGGGCGCACGAAGTTGAGGTCTTGGAACAATGGCCCAAGAACTGGCACTGGCAAGAGTCCGGGTGTATCGGTTGTAAGAACATCACCAGCAGCTGCTTGAAGTGCTGTCTGCTGATCGCGTACTGCTTCTTTGTATGCAGCATTGACATTGGCGAAAGTGTCGCCACCTGCGTGCATTGCTGCCAAGTACTCGCCTGCTGATGGCATAGCAAACTTGCGTTTTGGCTGTGCGAAAAGAGCTGATGCTTGGATTACTTCTGGGGCTGGGGTTTCTGACACTTCGGTCTCCTCTGACTCTGTGGGTTCAGGCTCATCGGGTGCCGTTTCTGTATTATTGCTGATTTCATCCTCTGATGTGGGGATACTCGCTGCAACATCTGTGATGGTAGCACCGCTAAAGGCTGGCTGTGGTACAAGTGACAACTCCATCCAGTCGGCTGCTTCCACGATCATAACGCCATCCTCGTTGTACGAGAACTTGGTTGGGTTTACGCCAACGCTTACAGAATCCAAAACTCCGTCAGCTGCCAGCACCAGTGCTTCATCGCCTAGGGCTGTGGTTGAGACTTTGGCTGTGAAGTACATGGCTTCCTCGTCATCGCTGCGTTCAGTCACAAGACCAATGGCCTGACTGGCATCGTGGCTCATATAGAGCTTTGGCGCTTTGCCGTCTGTGGGCAAACTGCCCGGCAAGAAAGAAACTGTCTGGCCACCAGAAACTGTGGCCTCGGTGTTGTATGGCAAGGCAATGCCTGTAATGGTGCGCTTAGGGCTGCCATCTTGGGCTGCATCTACTGAAAATGTTGAGCTGGTAAAGCGCATCATGCTAGGGACTCCTGTGTGTTTTCTTTTGGTCGGTCTGGGCTATCCATTTTGTCTGCTACATAGTTTTCCTCTAGGTAACTATCTGTATCAAACTTTACATAAGTGCCACGCGGTAGCACGTTGTTCATGCTGAGTGTTGAGGCTATGCAATCGGCGTAAGGCTTAACACCAAAAATGTAGAGATCAGCGCGTGATTGCTCACTGCTGGTGTAGGCATAAGCACCAGTGGACACGCCTACAAGGTAGGGGGGAACACCGCATAGGCGTGCCAGATCTAGTGCTGAATACTGGGCTGACTCAATCATGAGCATCTTGTCTGGCGTGGCAGTGCTGGCTTCGTAGCTTAGAAACTCATTAAGCACAGCGGTCTGGCTGGTTAGTCGAGCCTCTTGAAAGGCTGCGCCAATCTCTGAAAGTTCCTGTGCGCTTAGCGGTTCTCCGCCAGTTTGTTTTAAGACGCCACTAGGCAAAGACGACTGGGCGTTCTTGTAACGGCTTTGCTCAATCTTTAACGCTGTCGTAATGGTCTGCTCTGAGCTGTAAACAATGCCTTGAATAGGGCTAAGAAACTGGACAATGTTGCGGTAGTCAAGTTCGTTACCAGCAAAACTGATGGACTTAGAAGGATGAAAGAATACGGGGCCTTGCTCATCCAAAGTTGTGATAGAGCCTGCAGGCAAACGCTGAAACTTGGTTGGGTAGCCATCTACTGTGCGCTCGGTGATGTACCAGAAAGCACGCCCGTAAAACAGCAAATCGTCAAGAGTCCACGCCATAAGGAAGTTGTAGGTCACGGCTGGGTCTGGCTGGCGTAGCCAAGAACGTGGTGCTAATGGCACCTCTTCCATTTCGCCAGAAGCGTCATCAAAGATTTCGCCGTACATTTTTAGTGGCATGCAACCGATAACAGAAGCCAACAAATCACGCGATCTAGACACAGTGGCAATGGTCATGGCACGCTGACGAGCTGCGCCCTCTTGGTAGTTATAGAAGTTGTCTATCGGGTTTTTGCTATTGCCTGCTGGCGCGTACCCCACAGCGGCCTGCACTGATGGCGTGGAAATAGCGGCCTTGGTTACTGGCTTATTAAAAATACCCATAGCGGTAGTATGCCACTTTCTGCCGGGTGTGTGTGGTACTGCCCTGCTCATCCCGACAACGCCCAGAGCAGTACCAGAAATAGTTTAGCGATTAACGATGACCATCATCGGCTTACCAGCCTGCTTAGGTCGTGACGCTAAAGCGGCAGCCCAAATGGTGCAGCGAGCCAACTCAATCGGCCCGGGACTGCGCTTACTGCTAAGGGCTAATTGGTTGCTTTGCATAATTGCCACTGATCTGTTCATGTGTTCAGCAAGGTTTTGCTCACCTTGGTGCACCAGTTTTGCATCGTTAATCTGTGCCCTAACCAGTGACGTGTAGCGCAAAAGTTCGCCATAGCCCACAACCTTTGTGCGCCTTACCAACGGCAACGGCACATGATGTTCTAACGCTGGAGTAACGGCAAGCTGCAAAGTTGGGTGCTCAGTGCAGGCATCCATCATGGCCTGCTGACACTCAGCCAAAGACTGCACCACAAACTCAACCGACACATGGACTACGCCAACATCATCTACAGCTGCGCGAACAGCGACATAGCGTGAGCCATCGAGCGATGAGTCACAAGCTAGCCAGCCATTTTCTGGGCCTTGAATATCTGACAGGCAAGCATCCCACTGCCCCGGCTGCAGCCAGCAGGCATCAGCATTGACAAACTGGTTAAGGCTGGCGCGTAGGAAAGATGATCTGTCTGGGTGGTCAGCATCTATCAACATTGACTGCAGCTCTAGGGTTTGCCCTAGTGCAGGGTTAGCCCAGCCCCACCAACTTGTATCCATGACATCAACACCCGGCGGTGGTGACCATTCCGCAAAGTAAAAAGCCCCGGCACGTTGCTCACCAATTAGTGACAGCCCAAGTTCCCGATATCGAAGCATGGCAGTACTGGCCTCAGTGCCAGCCGTGGAAGTCATCACCATCATGGGCGAGCCACCAGCTGTGCGCAAGTTACGAGCCTTCATAGTTGGGCGCAAAGAATGAGCCATAACAGCATCATCCACCGCGTAAATTTCATCAACCCAGATCAGGTCAGCACTAAGACCCATGCCTGCCGATGGCGTAGCGGCCTTGATAAACCAGCGGCTGCCGTCAGGCATTTGCAACTCCATACGGCCATACCCCCACTTAGGTTTAGCGTCAAAATACTGCTCCAAAATTGGGGCAAGAAATTGGTACTGCAAGTTAGCTAGCGGTAACTCATGGGCGCTCGATATCACAGTCTGCGGCTTACCTCTAAGAGCTGCAATGCTGGTCAGCCAAGTGCCCACAATCGCCTGCCCTAAAACAGTTTTACCGTTTTGTCTGGCAACAGTGATAAGCCCGGAACGATTAACTAGATCACCATTAGCGTCAGACTCAAGCAAACCCATAGCGGCGTGCACCTGCCAGTCCATCAACTCAACCTGCATATATTTACGCGCAAACTCAACCACCAAAGGTGCGTACACAGAAAGACCCGTGGTCACAGTTTCCAATCTCGGCAAAACCCGACCAACTCCCGACAGCTCAGACCAGTCCTCGCCAGTTCCCGCCAGTTCACTGCCACTTGGCGTTATCTTGCGT